TTGGTCAGTAAGCCGCCATATTCGCCCGCAATCTTCTCAAAAGTGCCTTTGTATTGACCTAATTGAGCATCGGCAACCTTATCTCCATATTCTCTTTTCAGATCCTCATACTTTACATAGTTGTCGTAATCATTTTGATAAGCATTCAGCCTTTTTTCAGTTTGCTGCTTGTAGATCGTGTCCTGAATTTCTCTGTCCCGTACGTCGTTAACTTCCTGGATCTGTCCTGCTGATATTTTCTTTTTATTTTTCGGATTTCGATTGAATTTTGCTATTTCATCCTGCAACACTTTGTATCTCGCCTTTATGCCTGCGATCTCTTGTTGATCACGGGAAAGTTGGGAAGTGCTGTATTCCGATTTTGTTTTTTCAATATCCTTAAGTATACCCAAATAGCGTTCTTGAGCATTGTAAACTTGAGTAGCTTGGCGAGCGCTAGTGTTCTTTTCTTTACCTTGAGCTTTGGCTAATTCATCTTCCAGCTTTTTAATTTGCGCCAAATTGGCCTTATACTCTGGGCTGTACACACTTAGTGGAGCGTTAGCTTCTTTTAACTTTTTAATTTCATCGTTGAACCAATTTTCAGACCTTACACCTGCATTTGGGTCTTTTTTATTCGCATCTTCAATCCCTTTAATTTTTCCTAAAATATCTGTCAGCTCATTATTGAAGCGAACAAGGTTCCAGCTATTTAGATTTGATGCAATGGTAAGTGTCTTATCCTGGATGATACCAAATATTGCGTTCTGGTCATTGATTTGCGGATTGACTTTGAGTATCGCGTCCCTTTGTTTTTCTATTTCCGCTTTTTGAGCTTGTAGGAATTGCAATTTTTGATCGTCGTTCATTAACGAATAAGCGTATTCCTGTTGTTGCTTACGAAGTTCTTCACCTAACAATCCCGCCTCTATTTTTGCAGCTTCAAGTTCTTTATACAGTTTAGAATATGCTGCTCCGGAGCCTCCACTACCGTCGTTCCTCATAGCAACCTTAAGCCCTTCCAACTCTTTCGTCATTGCAGCTACCTTGTTCTTCGCTTCATCATAACGATTCGATAAAACAGAAAGGCTCGACTTATCATTTTCGTTGTTAAGTTCCTTTTGCAGTTTGGTCGACTCCTCTTTCAGAAAGGCCTCTTTGGACATATTAGCCAGTAAATTCGGATATAGTCGTTGCAGCTCTTCATAGGCTTTGTTTGTTTGAAAATCAGTAGCTGTTTTGTCCCTAACAATGTTAGTTAACTCGGTAGCCTTGGTCTTCATAGCCTCCATAGACTCAATAGCCTTACGATTACCGTCTGTGAAGTTTTGCTGTGCTTGCTGCGAAGCTGTCAAACTCTTTTCTAGGGAGTACATTGTCACAATTAGACCTGCAACTACAGCCCCGACGGCAATATATGGATTTGCCAACATCGTAGCATTAAGAAGTCGCTGCGCCTTTTCCGCGATGATAAGGGCGGTGTAATGCAATACCTCTACGGCGGTCAGACTTGCAACGCTGGTACCAAGTGCAAGGGCGGCAACACGTCTGGCAGTGGTTATGAGGGTCAATGAGCTTTCCCATGCAGCAGTGGCAATAAGAGCGGCTTTGTAGACGCCATATGTGGTGACAAGCCCAAGCATAATTGCTAGGACTTTATCATAATTTTCAACGAGGGTGGATAGCCCCGAGATCGCTAACCCAATAACTCCCTCAGAGTCCTTACCCATTGAGTTCAACATTTGGTCAAACGCGTCACCCAGACGCTCAAGGTTTCCCTGGATAGTGTGGGACTGAGCTTCCATCAACCCGCCAAACATAGAACCTTGGGCGGTCATATTTTTGAAAGCTTGCTCGACCTCCTTAAACCCTACTTTACCAGCCGTAACAAGGGCATTAACTTGGTCTTTGCTTACGCCAAGAACTTTGGCAAGCTCCTGGTAAATTGGAATACCACGGCCTGCGAATTGGCGAATATCCATCATATAGGCCCTACCTTGTGTTCGTAAAGTTCCATAGAGATATACAAGCTCTCCGATTGGTTGAGATACCCCGGAAGCAACGTCCCCAAGCATCCTTAATTCATTCTTTACGTTTCCTGCCTCGGAACCATAAGCAAGTAATTGCTTTGTAGCGTCAGCCGTGTCCTTCATTCCGAAGGGTGTTGTACCTGCGAACTGGATAAGATCTTGAGTTAATTTATCGGCTTTTTCCTTACTCCCAAGCATGGTTGTGAAGGCTATTTCCAGTTGTTGGAACTCGGAACGAACAGAGATCATCTTGGAAATGAAATTTTCCATCATGTTTACAGAGAGAAATGCCGTGGCTGTTCGCGCTAAACGATCAAATACAGCCTCCATATCCCTACCCCTATTATTTACATTACGAGAAAGGTCATTTACTCGTTGTTCAATACGGCGGATAGTCGCCATGAACTCAGTATCTCTGATATACGCATCCCAATCTAATCTCATTCGCTATAATGTAAAAAATGTGAAAATCACATTATTTGTTTGAAAAATTCGTCTTCTTCCTCCTGTGTTTCCACCTCATTATTTTCTTCCGCAGATGGAACAGCGAGTAATTCCATTATCATATTGTCCCAGCTAAGTTGCCATAGGACGTAATCTCTTTTCTCTCGGTAATATTTTCTATAATCGTGTATTCGGTACCATGGGCTATTATCCCCCAGGTTTACAGGCTCGTCAATTGGTTCTCCGTTTTCATCAACTTTGCCGTTCCGGAGATTACGACGATAGAGCTCAAAAAATTTTCTACGTCAACAGAGCTTATTGCTTGTTCTAGTATGTACGCAAATAACTTGTCATCGATCCACTTCACAGCATCCAATAGCTGCTTTGATGGCTCATTACGATCATTCTGTAAAGCCACAGCAACTACGTAATTCATTGTCTCTTGATGATCAACGGTCAATTGGAATACGCGCTTATAGATGTATGTTTGGTCCCGCTCGAACTCAGGAAAATCAAATAGTTTAGCGGCAATCCGCTCGCGATTACCGACACGGATTTTTCGAAGATTGAATTTCAGCTCCTTTTTCTTCAAGCGTATCTTTTGAAGGAGGCTATCAAACCAATTTCGTGGCAAAAGAGGAATGGTAATTTCCTCGCTTGCATCAATAAGTGTTTTGATTGCCTTTTTTTTGATGTCTTTTTCTTCCATGTAAAGAGAAAATAAAACGGCTAGACACGCTAGCCGTTGTTATTATGCTGCAGCATCGATCTTCGTGATTGTCGCTACTCCTGCCTTCGTTGGCTTCAATGGCGTCCCGGTAATGATTACTTTACCGAATTGCGCCTTCATAAAGTCGAATTGTGGTTTAATACGCACTTTCATGCGAGGGATTTCAAATTTAGCTCCATTACGGGTTTCAATTTGAACGGACAATTCCACTGCCTCCGGAACATCCATCTCAATACTGTCCCCAGCGCCGGAAGCACCGGCAGTAAATTCACCACCGCCCAACTCACTAAGTGCCTTCGCCGACACGTTGTAGGATTCAAGTTGGAATACCCATTTTGCAGGCGCTGTATCAACCTCATCAAATGCCTCATCATACTCCTCTACCTCCAAGGTTTCAGTCGTACCTTCGTTAAGAATGAGGGATGCTGACCCCTTCACAGTATCGCCGAGGATTTCAGTAAGGGCCGTGCCCATACCACCATCAGCTCCGATAGCGCCCATCAAAACGATTTTAAGGCCCAAAATATTCTTTTTTCTAGCCATCTTATTTCTTTTTTAAATTATCTAATTGATATAAATTCTATTTTAAAGCTCGCATAGTGCATATCCCCATCCTCTTCGATTGTATCAGACTCGATCTCAAAGCACACATCTTGCCCAATCCATAATTCACCATTATCTCCCTCAAGGACTTTCTGTGCGAGTTTTGAAAGATATTTCAGCCTAGCAGTATCACGCATATTCTTGCCGGTACCAATGTCAGGAACTCTTAAAGGATCAAGGTTCTTAACGTAGAGGTTGAGATAGATAAATCCACTTTGAACGGGATTACGATTTAGTCCCAAGGTATTGATTACGACATCTTCAAGTTTTGAATTTTCCTTTCGATCGCCTTTACATAATTCTCCTGTAGGTTTCTTAGAATCAGAGAATAATTCGGAACCTTTCAAGTACAAATAAAGTATATCAACAGCTTCGCTACTTGTAATCATTTTTCAGTTTATCTATTGCTGTCCTCAGCATTTCTTCCACTATGAGAGATGATCCGGAAATCACATCTTTTCCTTTAGATTCAACCTTAGTCGCATAATCCATCCCAGCCACCGCTAATAAGGCATAACCTTCGGAGTATTGTGATTTCATTTCACTTATCAGTCTTTTGGCCTGGTTCTTCCCCTCGGCGGTCCCATTACTAGCATAATTACTGGCCATAATTTTACCGCGGTAGATGACAGCGAAAGCAATTGAGCTTCTTAGGTTACCTGTAACGTCATTGAATCCACCCTCACTGGCGCGCTTTCCCCTTGCCAACCTCACGAACTCTTTGCCCGCCTTACTAAGCTCCTTCACCACTGCGCGATGAAACTTCATTTTCTCAATTTCGAGGTATTCGCGGACTTGCTTAGGCGTAAATCGTGCTCTCATATTAAATCCATATTCTACAATGGGTTTGATACTCAAAAGGCATAATCACTGACCCAGTCAACACAACCTTATCGCCTTTCAAGATCTCAACCTCCACTCCCTTTTTCAAACTGTCAGGCATCTTATCAAGGAAGATCTCATAACTATAGACGAAATCCTGACCTTCATAATTCGGAACCGTTCGACCAGCTGTATTGACGTCGGCCCTGCAGCTTATTGTGATGGGCGTCTCCGTTACCTCTCCTTCAATCCAATCTCCATTTTCATCACGACCACCACCGACAACTGATACTTCCTTGTACCGAATAAAATGAGCCCGTTTCTTTACCATTTCCTGATTCGCTTAATAGTTGGAGTCAATTCGGCCAAAGCTGCCTTATCCGAATACTTACGCGCTAAAAAAAGAAGCCTTTGTTTTATACCCTCAACGTTTCGACCCTCGGACCATGCCCCTTCCCCTTGGGAAGTGACTGGCAAAAGGGATTGAAGACACGGGATTGCACACTTTTCCAGCTCAGCAAGATCACCCGTATATTCGTCGTCACCGTTTATCTTTGAGGCCAATAAGTACAGCTGGGCGGTGCTTTCATCTACCGACCCAACTTGCACTACATTCAAAAAGGCTTCTTTTTTTGTCATCGTTACACCGTTTCAGTTTGGAGGATCACCACGTTTTTCACTTGAGAGTGCCCAGGAATACCGATAAACTCAGCTGCTGTATACTCTGTCATCGGACGACGTTGGAACCATTGCATAATCTGAACTCCCATGATACTGCCGTATTGGTAAACTGAAGGCTGTCCCATTAGAACTTCATTATTGAAAGCACTATGAACCAAACCAAGATTACCTGCAGGAATAAATACAGCGTTGTCCACCGCCCATGAGTTGACCAAAGATTTAACGCCGTCTTTTGCAACCGGAGTAACAGCCTCCACGATCTCGAAGTATGGCAAACGCAATTGGCGCATCATCTTGTTTACTGATTCCTCAGTAGTCAAAAAGTCCACGCTAACGTCGTTTGAAAGCTTCATGATTTGCTTCAAACCTGCTTTGATCTCGTCGTTATCGAGAATGCGATCAAACAAAGTGTCGTGTACCAAGATCTTTTCAAGGAACTTACCTTTGTCTCGGAACTCCTTGTTAGTTTTCTTGATTTCGGTTAAAATCTTTGCTGTTGGATCACTCCATTTCTTAGCAACCTTGCGAATGTTCGCCGCTGGAATACCAAGATTCAAAGTCCACTTTACACCATTGGGGTTATTATTGGTATCGAGGATAATTGTACCAGTTGATACCGCTTGCAATGCCATTCCGTTGATACGACGTAAAACGGAGCTCGCAACCTTCTCCGCTTTCTCATAGATCTTATCTAGGATAGCATTGAACGTTGTTTGATCGTTGACATTTACCAACGCCTGCAATTGGATTAAATCCCGATACTCTTTTGCGGTCATATCGATAGCGATGGCAATAGTCGGCATTTCCCCTTGTAGTTTACCAAGGGCATCTTTCCCCATCAAAGGGATTTCGGAGCCGTCATGGATTACTGCAGCCATTTCCTCGATAGTTTCGTCACTGAAAATAGTGGCGAAATCCAAGGAGACTTGCTTTGGTGCAAAAGCAAAGTATTTTGTGAACCACAATGGCGTTTTCAACTCCGCTTTCACTCGCTCGAGGATCACATCTAAGGGCACTTGCAATTGTGCCAGGAACCCATCTAATTTTTCTTGTTCTGCCATTTTCTATTAATAAGATTGTGAGCGGATAACACGAGGCATTTTAGCTCCTAGAACAGGGCCAATACCGGTGGTACGGCGTTCGTAAACAGTGCCCGACTGTAATAGAGTTACTTCGTTATCTCCGTCGTGTACTTTGAATTCTAAGTAGTTTAATGCAACAAATTCGTTGGTTGCATCTTCCACGATCACATCACCCACCTTTTGAGCGGTACCGATTGTCGCATCTACAGTCACCAAATCGAAATTGGCATCCGTCTTATCGAAAGAGGCAATTGTTTTACCTCCGAACTTTCCACCGACCGCGAATAAACTACCTTTAGCAACTTTATAAGCCGTTGCCGAGGCTGTGGCATTCTCAACCACTCGAGCCGTTTTAACGACTTTAGCTGATCGATTCGCCTCATCAAATTGGATGACAGTAGCACGCCCGATAGTGTCTCCAACGGAAACATTTGATTTGTCCAAGGTAAAACCACCTTGTACGGAGCGAGTAGCGTCATCAATTTGGAAAACAGGGATACTTCCCCCGTAAACAGTTGACGTAATTGATTTCATTTCTAACTTTCTTTTGCGGTTTCTTTCGTCCCCTTCCAACCATCAATTTTCGATTGTACTTCTTTGGAAACTTTATCAGATGAAGCGGAACCAGCAGGTTTTCCAGTAGAATTATTATTGGCCTCCTGAACTGAAATAGTCTTGTTGAACTCGACTAAATCATTCAAACTATCCTCAAACTCTTCTTCTGATTTTGGGAGCCATTTATCGCGAAGTTTATCATTTTTGATACCCTTGTCGGATACGGCTTTAGCCCATTTTTGAGCTAATGTTTCTTGCTGCTTTTCAGATTTCAATGTTGTGATTTCTTGTCGCATCTCCTGGAGCAACTTCAACATTTCATTTCCTTCACCTGGATTTTCCTTTTTATCTGGTTGCGTTGAGTCGCCCCCTTTTTCTGCTTTGGCTTTTGCTACGGCCGTATTAACTCGGTTGTCAATATCTCCCTGAAAAGCTTTCAGCAAATTTTCGACCCCACCAATGGCGGTTTCAATTTGATCTTCCTCCGTTACGGTTGCAGCTAAATAATCGGCCACCCCCGAAAAGGCTTTCTCCCCAAACCCTAGGTTTTTATACTTAGTTTTTAAGGCTGACAATATCTTTTCTTTCATATGAAAATTATGTGATTATAACATATTTACATACAAAAGAACTGTATTCAATTTCTATTGAGTAGGAATATAGTTCTTATCTTATTGATAATTGGGGATTATCAAATACGAATGGAGATAAAGATTTTATCGAACAATCAGTCCG